GTCGATTCAGATCCCAGAAGGTTCTACCGGAAAATGTACATTGCTAAAGTACGTTTCGGCTACAAGGTCTTAGATCCAAAACACAAGACAGTCTATGAAGGCAAGATCGTTGGCGAATATGGAAAGGTTCTGGTATAAGGCTGATGTGTACACACTCAGTGGAGACAGAAGTGGCATCTCTAGGCAGACCATCAAAGTACAACGAACAAACTCAGGCCAAGGCCGACGAATATATTGCGTCACTGCCAGAAGGCCAAGTCATTCATACTGTTGAAGGTTTAGCAGACTACATCAATGTAGCAAGATCCACAGTGTACAAGTGGGCCGATGAACATCCTCTCTTTTCGGACACATTAGAAGAAATCATGCGTAAACAGGCGATTAGCCTGATCAACAATGCGCTGACAGGCGAGTTCAATTCTCCATTCACTAAGATGCTGATGAACGCGAATCATGGCTACAGAGAGCGCACAGAGGTGGACACAACATCCAGTGACGGATCGATGACTCCACAGGTGATTGAACGGGTGATCATCAAGTCTCCGCATGCAGACTCTTAAATTTAAGACCTCTGGTGTCTTTGAGCCGCTACTCCATCCTGCTCGCTACAAAGGAGCATGGGGAGGCCGAGGCTCAGGCAAGTCTCATTTTTTTGCAGAGCTACTCATTGAGGACTCACTCCGCATACCGGGCATGAGGGCAGCATGTATTCGAGAGGTACAGAAGTCTCTGAAGCAGTCTAGTAAGCGATTGATTGAGGATAAGCTGCAAGCGTACAACCTTGGAGAGAAAGCAGGCTTCAAGGTCTACCGCGAGGTCATTGAAACACCGAATGACGGGATTATCATCTTCACGGGTATGCAGGACCACACTGCTGATTCTATTAAGTCGCTGGAAGGATTCGACAGAGCCTGGATTGAAGAGGCTCAGTCACTCAGTCACCGGTCACTAGAGCTACTCACACCAACGATGCGGAAGGAAGGATCTGAGATCTGGGCAAGCTGGAACCCACACCGGCCCACAGACGCGATTGATCAACTGCTACGAGGTGAGAACAAACCCACAGGTGCAGTGGTTGTCAATGCGAACTGGCGAGACAATCCTTGGATCTCCAGTGTCCTGCTACAAGAGAAAGACGACTGCTTACGGCTCACACCGGATCGCTATGGTCACGTATGGGAAGGTCACTACGCCACGGTACTGGAGGGTGCTTACTACGCTCAACACCTTGCTAACGCCTCTCTGGAAGGCCGTATTGGATTCTTTGGCAAAGATCCATTGGTGAAGGTCCATGCATTCTGGGACATCGGTGGCACGAGCAAGAAGTCAGACGCAACAGCGATTTGGGTTGTTCAATACATTGGTGAAGAGGTCAGACTGATTGATTACTACGAGGCCGTTGGTCAACCGTTTGAGTCGCATGTGAACTGGTTACGTGATCGCGGATACGACGATGCACTCTGTGTGCTGCCACATGACGGACGGAAGCATGACATGGTCTACAAGGTGACACCGGAAGGATTCCTGCACGATGCTGGGTTCTCTGTGGACACGATCCCGAACCAAGGTGCTGGTGCTGTCATGGCTCGGATTGAATCAGCTAGGCGCATGTTCCCTAGCTGTAGATTCCACGATGAAAACACCAAGGGTGGACGCGAGGCACTGGGTTGGTATCACGAAAAACGTGACGAGGCTCGCAATATGGGACTCGGTCCAGACCACGATTGGTCATCACACGGCGCAGATGCATTTGGGTTGGTGGCAATCTACCGGCAAGGCATCAAACAAAACGATTCTTGGGACGAGCCACTACGTAGAAACATTCAGGGCTTGGTGTGATAAAATACAGCTTCTCATGAGGTTTATTTATGGCAATCACTACATACGACGAACTTAAATCATCTATAGGTGATTTTCTAAACAGATCTGATCTTACATCTGTGATCCCTACGTTCATCTCTTTGGGTGAGGCTCAGATGAACCGTGACATCCGACACTGGGAGATGGAGAACCGAGTCGATGGTCAGCAGTCTGTTGGTGATCAGTTCATGCAGTTCCCTGCCGATTGGCTAGAGACAATCCGGTTTCAGGTAAGAACAACGAACGGCGTTGATACATTAGAGCTTGCATCAGTCGCATCGATCTCAGACAAACGCCAGGCAGCAAACGATGAGGCTGGTACACCACGATTCTATTCGCATGTACGTGGAGAGTTTGAACTGTTCCCGACACCAGATGAAGACACTGACTTTGAGCTACTGTACTACCAGCGCATCCCATCGCTCTCAGACTCAAACACCAGTAACTGGTTACTAGAGTACGCACCTGACATCTATCTTTATGGAAGTTTGATGCACTCTGCGCCATACTTAAAAGAAGATGAACGGGTTGCTGTCTGGGCACAAATGTACGGCTTGGCGGTACAGAATCTCAATGCACAATCGGAACGAGTAAAGAACTCAGGATCTGGAATCAGACTTAACATCAGAGGACTTGGATAATGTCATTCTCAAACTATCTTGAAAACAAAGTGCTAGACCATGTATTTGGTGGTTCTGCATACACTGCACCAGGTACATTGTACGTTGGTCTCCACACATCAAACCCTGACGAAGATGACTCAGGCACTGAGATTTCAACATCAGGCACTGCGTACATCCGCAAGTCAGTAGCGTTTACTGTTACTGGTGCTGCGGCTGACAATGATGCGGCTGTCGAGTTCGACACAGCAACAGCATCATGGGGAACGATCACTCACTGCGGAATCTATGACGCGGAGTCTGGTGGCAACCTGTTGGCCTATGCTGAACTTGCTACGTCAAAAGTCATTGATACGGGTGATGTATTCCGTATTCCTGCTGCTGACCTTGATATTAGCCTAGACTAAGTAGATGCCAAGCAGTCGCATAGGCTACGGATACGGCCCATACGGGGACGCGGATTGGGGCACTGAGGGATCGACTCTCACTGCCTCAGCGTCCATTGTGGCTGTCTCTACGTTTACTGCTGACGGTGGGCCAGTAAGGACAGGAAGCGCGGCTATCGCGGCTCTGTCGGACTTCACAGCCAGTGCCAATGCAACACTTGGTGGATCACCAGGCACGATTGCTGGTGTTAGCACATTTGCGGACGTTACTGCTGATAAGATCATCGATGGATCTGCGAGCATTACATCCGACTCTGGCAACCTGTATGGATATGGTGGATATGGTCAGGGTGATTTTGGCAAGACCACAGTTGAAGCATTACGGATCAGGACATCTGCTGCACCGATTGACGTAACTTTAACGGTTGCAACATCAGCACAGAGAATCCAGCAACCATCTGCTGAGATAAATGCGACTGCAAGTTTGGCGGCAGATAGTGATACAATTGTCAACGGACAGGGCGTAGTTGCAGCCCAAGGAACAGTAGAGACCGAGGCTTTGCGTATACGCGAGACTAGCGGTCAAATAAGTGTGACAGGCTCCACTGTCATCATCGCTAGAGAGAAGTGGGAGCCGATTTTGAAAGTCTCAGAAATTTGGACGGAGATAGCTTAAATGGCTGATACAACGACTACGAACTACGGGCTGACTAAGCCAGAGGTGGGTGCAAGCACTGACACCTGGGGAACGAAACTCAACGATAATCTGGATGATCTGGACCAGTTACTCGGCGGTGATTCAGCAATTGATGGCATCGACATCGACTCAGGATCGATTGACGGCACTGCGATTGGTGCAAACTCCGCATCAACTGGTGTGTTCTCTTCACTGGAAACCACTGGCGGATTTACTGAAGACGCTGAAGCCATTACATCTTCATCCAATGCGGCAACGCTTGATCTCAGCACTGCTACGAACTTCACGCACACACTGACAGAGAACGTCACCTACACGTTCAGCAACCCTGCATCATCTGGCAAGGCATCTGCGTTCACATTAAAGGTTGTACAGGATTCCACGGCCCGCACGATTACATGGCCTGCAAGCGTTGATTGGGCGGCGGCAACTGCGCCAACTTTGTCTACTGGAAGTGGTGATGTTGATTACTTTGTTTTCATCACAACTGATGGCGGCACAACGTACTACGGATTTACTGCCGGACAAGAGATGGGCTAACACATGAGCGCAAGCAATAAATTAATTCAGGCGGCGGCAGGTGCAGGTGGTGGCCCTGAATTTGAAGAAGGGGTAACGCAAATTGGCGATGCAGTTGATGGCGGCTTCTTTGCTGGCATCATCGACACCACTGTCGGCAACATTATTGCGGCTGACGATTACCAGACGGGCGCACGTTATGCGCTGATTGTGTCTCCGAAAGATTACGAAGGCGGAAGCGGATCTTCGCCTGCATCAGGTCTTATTACTGGAAACCTAAAGTGGGACGCTCAAGATCGGGCCGGTCAGTCTGGTTCATTTACAAGATGGGATGGGCTCAGTTCAACTAATAGCATCCTTGCAAAAAACGACACAGATTATGAGGTTTTTGAGTTTATACGAGATTTGAGGACTGAATACCCAGTGCCCAATGATGGAGGGTCTGATTGGTATTTACCTGCAATGGACGAGTTGGAGCTTTTATATCGTAATTTGAAGCCAACAACAACGAGTAATCGTACTGGCGCAGTCGTTACTAGAACATTCCCGGGAGGGTCTTTCGATCACGGCTACAATCCATCATCCGATCCAACTGCATCAGCATATACGTCCGGCGATCCGAGCCAAACATCTGTAGCCGCATTCCAATCTGGCGGCGCTGAAGTTATTGGTCAGTTGTACTACTGGTGTTCGACGGATGCGAACGAATCAGATCTTGCTTGGACCCAGTGGTTCACAGAAGTTGGTTTTGGGGGTCTTCAGGATGCCGATATTAAAAACGGTTCGAGTAACTCGGTGCGTCCTGTTCGGCGAATTTTACTTTGATTTTTTTACTTTTAATTATTTGATATGTCAGCCAAGCATTTGCTTATAGGAGACTAACAATGTATATCAAACTAACAAACGGCACGCCGACAAAATACACAATCGGTCAATTACGCCGTGATAACCCAAACACATCATTCCCAAAACGAGTTTCCGATGAGACGCTGGTAGAATGGAATGTATACCCATGCGCTTTGCAGGATGTCGCCGAAATCAACAACGATACACACGAAATCGTAAACGGCAACATTGAACAAGTTGACGGTGTTTGGACTCAGCTACGTTCTATACAACAGCAACCTTTTGATGATGTTGCTAAAGTAATGCGGAGAAAGCGTGACAATTTAATCGCTGAAACTGACTACCTCGCACTGTCTGACAACACGCTGACTGAAGCAATGGCAACATACCGCCAAGCACTGCGTGACATCACCGATCATGCGAACTTTCCGTATTTAGAAGACGCTGATTGGCCTGTAAAGCCGTAAGGACTCGCAGTGACAAGGGCAGTACCACCGCAGCCTACTGGAACGGTATGGCGTGATTGGGCTATACGCCTAATCACATACCTGAACCTGATACGGTCAAAGCTACAGTTTAAGGCGACTGATGATAGAGCCTCAGAGGATGGATTGATTCTCTGGGACTCAACGATTGGTCATCCTGTTGTGTCTTTAGACAACGTGTTTGAGCCACTATCCTACGGCGAGAACTGCAACGCAGCGTTCTTTACAACAGCCACGCACTCGGCTGCATCTACAAACACAGCATACGCAATTACCTGGGAGAGCACTGCGCTTGCAAACGACAAGGTGACAATCGCTGATGCGCCAAACACAAGTCGCATCGTTTTCGGTCACGCTGGAACGTACAAAA